GAGCTGCGCGAGGTGGTAGGTCACTCCGTGCCGGCTAAAGGGGCGGCGTGTTCGGTGACGTCGAGATCCTCGAGCTTGTCTACGAACTCGTCGAACAGCGGCACGGTCCTCCCGGCCCGCCTCGAACCATCCCAGGCAATCCACGCGAGGTGCTTGAGATGGACGGTGCCCTCCGCGAACGCCGCCGAGACGGCCGTGGAGAACTTGTCCTCGAATCGGACGTACGTTGCGAGCTTTGGGGTGACTTCCCAACGCTCGCCGTCCTCGAGCTGGACGGTGAGGGTCAGGTCGATCATCAGCTCGTAGCGGTCGTCACGGCCCCAGCGAACGGCCAGGTCACGCTGATGGTGGCCAGATCACCGACGGCGTGGTCGACGAACGGCACCTCGGTGACCAGCACCGACACCGACTTCGACGGGTTCGTGGCCCCAACAGCGGAGCTCGTCGGCTTCACCAGGACCGTGGTCGTGGTGCCGATCAGCGGGTTCAAGGTCGCGTAAACCTCGGACGACGCGAAATCAGCCTGGAACTCGATGCTGCACGAACCGTCTCGCAGACCGGCGATCCGGGTGACGTTCGAGTCGCCCATCGCGGTGCTTTCCAGTTCGGCCGAGGTCTCCGTGAAGGAAATGCTCGAAATGTGGTCGCTCAGGTCCACCGAGTTCACGGTGACGCTGGCGTCGTTGCCCATGTATTTCGCCACGGGTTACTCCTCTGTCTTCTTGGTGGTCGAGTTGCCGGCCTCGAGGTGGCCGCCCTCGACGAGTGCGTCGACGTCGGCGTCCTCCAGGTCGTTATCCGTGACGAAATCGCCCGGGGTCTTTCCGGCCACCGAATGGTTGCCGGTGATCTTGAATCGTGCCATCAGGCGATTACCTCCACTTCAAAAGTAGCACCGAGATACTCCGAATCTGCGACGATCCTGCCGCCGTAATCGAAGCAACGTACGACCTGGCAATCGAACGCATTCCCGGCCAGTGTCTTATCGCCTCGGATCGCGTATTCGACCGAAGCATTGCCAGAGATGTACGCATCGAGGGCGTCCTGCGCGCTGTGCGGTTCCCACCTGGGCACCAGAACCTCGATGTGGAACGTGAACGTCTGGAGCTGGCCGGCGTCGTTGCCGGACTGGTGGTACGCAGCGACCGTCGAACCGGGGATGACAACGGCGGCCGGAACGATGACCCGGTCAGGGAACGTGTCGAACACGACCGCGAGGTCGGTGAGGGTCTCCAGGCGGGTCTTGAGTCCGTCACGAATCGCCCCGTAGTCGGCCATCAGGCCACGCCGACGAGGCGGTAGCCGGCCAGCAGCGACCGGATATCAGGGTCGACCCTCGAGATGCGGACCGCGTCGGCCGAAACGCCGGCCTGGAACCCGAGCGGCGAGCTGCGCCGCTGATACAGCCGCGCCCCGAGCACCGTCGCGGCCTGCTGGATCGGAGCCGGCACCGTCATGCCGTACCCCCAGAACGCGGTGACCTCGACGGTCGGCCGGTTCGAGGTGTACGCCGGGAACGCTGCGCCGTCGACTCGTCGAATCCGACGGTACGGGGCGGCGTTACCGTCGACCAGGTACTCCGACGTCACCGTCAGGGTCGTGTCGTAGTCGCCGTCGTTCTCGGTGTCGACCTTGACGACCAGGCCGGTTGTCTGAGCGATGTCGGGCACCTCGACGGTGACGTTGTCGGCCGGCCGGAACACCTTCGCCGTCGCGGACCCGGGCACTACGAACGTGCGGCCGCAAATGTTGTCGATCTCGGTTTCGGCGGCGTCGATCGCTGCGTCGATGGCCGAATCCTCGGTCGTGGTACCGGACGGGATACCCAGGTACGTTTTGACCGTCGCCCTCGAGGTGTAGTTCGCCATTAGACGCCCTCAGACGCCCTAAGCGGCCTTCGTGGCCTTCTTAGCGGTGCCGGCCTTCTTCGGCGGTTCCGGTTCGTCACGGGGCTTGTGGACGCGGGCCGGGGCCTGCTTGTCCCACAGATCGTCGTAGCTGCTCATGGTGTGTCCTTCCAGGGATGGGGCGGCCGGCCTGCTCGCTGGCCGACCGCCCCGACCGGTGGGGTTACTACAGGACCGCGTTGTAGAGCGTGCCCTGGAGCTTGCACACGGAGTTCGGGTCCCGCACCATGAAGGCCGAGTAGCCGAACGCCACGATCTTGATGGTGAGGTTCGCGCTGCCGACCGAGTCATAGCGGGCCAGCATCGGTGCGCCTCCGGCGTTCTCCCACAGGAGCACGTCGTCGGACCGCATGATCACGACTGCGTCCTCGTCGGAGGCCGCCCCGAGATCCGTAGGCATGTTTCCGTCGACGACCACGGGCACGCCGGCGATGGTCCCGACAGCGTTCGTGCCGGCGGCGTTGCCAACCCCGATGACGTTGGACCCGAGCTGCGTGTTCGGGGTGAGCAGCGGGCGGTTGTTGGAATCCAACGAACCGACCAGGTAGCTCCATCGGCGAGGTGCCATGACGATCACGTCGGGTTGCAGGTACTTTGCTCCCGCGACGGTCCCGATGCCCTTGATGATCTTCTGCCAGGTCTCGTACCCGGTCGGGCTCGCGTCGTCGGTGTCGATGTCACCGATGCCGGAGACCCGCAGAATGCCGGTGTGCTTGCCGGAGGTTCCTGCCCCGTCGATCAGGTCGTGCGTCAGGTTCGTCGCGTACGACAGGCTCAGATCCTCGTAGATCATCTCGTCGATCCGGTCGCCACGCTCGAGGGCCTGACGTGAGATGTCCTGAGCCCCGGCGTAGGTGGCGACCGACGCCGACATGAGCGTGTCGTCGATCGTGGTCTCCGACACCGCCGCGTTTTCGGACGCCTGCGCCGCGACCGTGGACGACGTCGACACCCTCGACACGTTCACCGTGAGCCCCGACGATGGCAGGGGCAGCTGGCGGCACACGTTCGCGAAGTTGCGGCCGGCCTGGGCCTTTGCGACGGCGAGGTTCACCGCGTACTGGGGTACGACGAGACCGGCCCAGTTGGAGCTCGTCCCGTCGGCCCGGTGCTCGACCTCCATTTCGGACTGGTGGCGGCTGATGCGACCCTGCGCTGACGGGTCGGACAGCACCTGCGCCCGGTACATGTCCTGGAAGAACGAATGCTCGCCGTCCTCCCGGTACGTCAGCGGCTCGTCGGTGATGGTGACGCGGCCGGCGGCCCGCTCCTGGGGTTCGTCGGTGGCGGCCACCTCGGCCCGCAGCTTTGCGGCTTCGAGGTTGGCGACCTGGACGGCCCGCAGCTCGGTGATCCGCTCGTCGAGCTGGTCACCGCGCGCCTTGAGGTCACGCAGGTTCGTATCTTCGGTCTCGGTGAGGTCGCGGGCCTCTTCGGCGGCCAGGGAGACGATGCCCTCCTGGGTGCCGGAGATCTCGGCCCGCTCTTCGACCAGCTGGTCGAGAAGCTTCATTATCGGTTCACTCCTGGAATCGGTTGGTGGTGATTCGAGGGTGCGAACCGGGTGGTGATCCGGCGCGATTCGCGGCGCTCGCTTCTGAGGTTAGTACCAGCGGCCGTGCGGATTATTCGACATTGGTCAATAGGTGTCGCCACCGGGCCAGCCTCGGCGCGAGCTCTACGTCGTCGGGGTCGAACGCCCGAACGGAAACGACCTGCGCCTCCTTGTACGCCGGCTGCGTGACGAACCCGACATGGTCGAGACGCGCCTCGAGGCGGGTCACATGGTTACGGCCGGCGACCTTCTCGGTCCTGTTTCGGATCGGAACGAACCCGACTGACAGGCCGGTGACCATCCCGTCGAGGGCGAGCTGGCGGGCCTCGTCGCCTCGGGCGGTGCGGGCCAACCGAAAATCCGCGACGAGACCGTCAGCGGTTTTCTCCCAGGATGCCGCCATGCCGATCGGGTTACGGCCCCGGTCGTGCTGCTCGAGCAGCGGAATCCGATCGCCGCGCTCCTGGATGGTCTTGTCGAACACGTTCCTACCGAACGTCTCGACGTAGTCGCCGGCGTCGTAGGTGGCCTGCCACGGGGCGACGATGCCGACCAGGTGGTGGCCGTCGTCATCTTCTCGTAGTTCGAGGCCGGCGAGCTCGACCGTGCGGGTTTCGACGTCACTCATCGACGGTCTCCTCCGGCTCGGGTTCGGGTGCGGGTGCGGGGTCGAGGTCCTCGAGGGCCCGCACCTCGTCGACGGTCAGGAACCCGGCCCGCAGGCCGACCTCGTGCGCCTGGTACCGGGCCATCGTGTCCGACCTCAGCAGACCATCGAGGTTGAACTTTGCTTCCTGGCCGCGGGGAAGCAGCTGCGAAAGGCTCGCCTCGAGGCGGGCGATCCACGGGCGCAGCGTGTACGAGACGAACAGCTGCGTGTCCTGCTGAACGTTCGAATACGTCTTGGAATCGCCCGACGCGACGCCGACGAGGAACCCGGGTACGCCAAAAACGGTGCAGACCGCCCCGGCGTTGAATCGCCGCGAGTCGAGCAGCTCGAGATCAGCGTGCGAGAACGAGAGACCCTGGTACGTGACGCCGCCCGACAGGACAGCCGGCGAGCGTTGCCGGCCACCATGCGCGGCAACGAAAGCGGCCTTCAAAGCCTCGGACTCGTCGCGGGTCATCTCGGTTTCAGATTGGATGACGCCGGTCGGCATCGCCCCGTTCACGAACGCTTCTCCTGCGTAGTCCTCGCCGGCAATGGCGAGACCCATGGTGCGGCGCTGCACAGCGAGCGGGCCGAGACCGGTCGTGTGCCCGGGAAGGGTCACGCCCCGAACGTGGAGAATGTCCTCAGGGTCGTATTCCTGGCCGGCGATCCGGTACACCGTTTCGCCGGTCGGTTTCGTCTGGACGAACACGGCCGAAGGTGCCAGCACCACCAGGCTGGTCGGATGGCCGAGCTGGTCGCGGTTGCCGACCAGAGCGTACGCGTTGCCGTCGATCAGCAGCGAAGTGACGAGGGCGGCGACCGTGTCGACGCGCGTTTCGGACGGGTCGGGGATGTCCAACAGGCGAGGCGTGTCGACCTCGACGCCGTGCCGGTACGACCCGAGCGGCAACGACGCGATGGTGTCCGCGATGATCTGGACGCACCGGTAGGCCGCCGGAATCGACAGGATCGTCGATTCGTTGACCGACACGGGCCCGGTCGTGGCCTGCGGCATGAGGCCCAGGGTCGGCAGGACAAAGTTGTCGGCCCGCTGCTCGACAGTGGGCCGTAGGAGACGGGCCAGCATCACTCAGCCCTGGCGGCCAGCTCGAGGGCGAGACCGACCGCGGCGCAGGCAACGCCGGCACCGAGGCAGAAAATCCAAATGCCGCCGATCATCCATAGGGAGAGCATCGCGACGAGAACACCGGCGGTCTGGAGAAGAGATCCGAAAATCGACATTTAGCGCCTTAGAAGATTGCGGGTTTCGGTTTCGGTTGGTGGGCAGAAACGACGCCCCACCTAGCCAGAGTAGCCGCCACCAGGGGCGTGATATTCACGGTCGAGCGTCGATTCCATGCCCACTGTTCAGCGAGGTTTCGTTTCGACGCGGCCCCGACCGCGTCGGTCAACAGGCGATCCCCGAGGTGCGTGACGGTGCCGTCGACGACGCCGTCGTAGAACGACCCGCACGCCCTCGCGTAGTCGCGCATTCCCAGCGGGATGACCTGGACGCCGGCCCGCTCGAGCTCCATGATCAGCGAACCGGCGGGTGCGCCGCCGTCGATGACGACCGGGGCCCGCCATTTCTGCCACAGCTCGAGCAGCCGGTCAGGTAGCCAGCCGACATGCGGGCGATGGTCGACGATCTCCACCGGCGTGAATGCGCCGTTACGGCCGCACGCCGCGATGGTTGCAGTATCGCGCTGCGGTGAGACATCGACACCCAGGACGACCTCGAACCCAATCGCGACGTCAGGCTTCTCGAGCTTCTCCCAGTCGTGCATGGCGATGACGGCTACGGCCTCCAGGGCCGGCCACACGTTCAACCATTCGCGGGCGAACAGTTCCGGTTCGGTGGTGCTGGCCGCTTCCTCGACAGCGTCGAGGGTCACGCCGTGAATCTCGGTAAGCGTCGGGATCGCCTGATGCCAAACGTCGGGGTCGAGCGGGTCGAACTTGTCCTCCGATGGGGCCCATTCCAGCCACGCCAGCGACCTCGAGGTCTGTTCGTGGCCGAGGTTCCGATAGTGGGCAAGCATCGTCGAGTTCGAATCGCCGGCATTCGACAAGATCCACAGCTGCGCGTTGTCGCGGGTCGCCATCGTCGGCTGCAACGCAGCGATGACGTCCATGTCGTGCGTGAGGGCCTCGTCGATGACGACCAGGTCGATGGTGAGACCCCGCGCACCTTTCCGGTTCGGGGTGACGACCCGGTACTGCGCCCCGTTTTTCATGTGGAGGGCTTCCTGCCCGTTGGCCCTGGTCACCCGCGCCACCCGCTTTGCCAGCGACGAATCCATGATCCGGTCGACGTGCTCCTCCCATTTGCCGCGCGCCATGTTCCGGTCCTGCGCGGTGAACGCGACGATGTGGTCGTCGTGGAGGAGCTCCAGGGCGATCCTCGACGCGGCCAGCGCCGTCTTGCCGTTCTGCCGGCCGACGGACACGCCGACCGTGCGGTACGCGTACCGGCCGTCCTCATGCTCGAGGGCGACGTCGGCGGCGTGCTGCTGCCAGTCAAACAGCCTGAACCCGAGCGCCTGAGCGACCATTCCGAGGTGCTGGCCCCTGGTCTCGCGATCAGACCTGGCAGTTCCCCATCTAGGTGGGATCACGCCGCAGCTCCAGGATGAGCTCGTCCCAAATGTCGCCGGCCTCGTCGACGCCGAGCTCACTAATCGTCCGAATGATCTGGTTAGCAATGTTGGCGACATTGCCGAGGCCGTCGCCGGTCGTTTCGATCCGATCCCACGCCCTGGCAAGCCCCAGCAGCGATTCGGCCAGCACCGCGTTCGGTTGGGCGAGGCCGGCGAGCACAACCTGGGCGGCTTCCTCGTGGCGTCTCATCCGACCAGCTTTCGGAGGGCATCCTGCGCGAGCCGTTCCACGTCGAGAGCCGGATGCGGGACAGCGTTGCCCTTCGCGTCCGCGATCAGCAGGCCCTCGTCCTCGATTCTGGCGGCGGCATCCCTCATTCGGAGAATCTGGACGGCGGCTGCTTCTGCGACGCCGGGTTTCAGCGCCGGCAACCCCAACGCGTCGCGCTCCCGTAAGAGTTCGCTGAATACGGCGGCCAGGTCGTCGCTCATGTGGGGCAGGCCGGCCGTCATCGGCCGACCCTGATGGTATGGCCGGTGCGTACCCGCTGCGGCGGGTTGACGCCTTCCATGCCGGCCAAAACTGGCGGCTGTTTGGACCCGCCCTCACCGAACACCTCGTCGACGGTCGTTTCCATGAACGCGAACAGGTCGGGGTCGTCGCTGATCTCGAGGTTTTCGAGCCGCCGGTTCGCGTTCAGGTTCATGGAGGTTCTAACGACGATCCGGTAATCGCCGGCCGACACGAGCAAGAACTTGCAATGTGAGCGGGTCATGGTCACCGACGCCGCCCCGAACTTTTCGAGGAGCTTCTCGTAGTAGGCGGGCTGACGATTAGGGAACGATTGGTCGACGATAAAGCGCACCGATTCGAGCCGGTCGTCGTCGAGTAGCCGACCTGCCCGCTCGAGGTCGGCCGCGCCGGCGGTCCAGGTCGCGACCACTACTGAGGCGCGGCCCACGCCGTCGAGCAGATGTTCGATTACGTCCGAGAGGTCGAACTGCCCGAACGTCAGGCAGTAGACGTCCATTCCAGAGTGAACGGGCCCGATCGAGTCCGCAGCGGAATCGAGCCTCGACAGGCGAACGTCCCGGTCACGAGGGCCGGCCGCTCGATGGTGGACGCGCGGCGCGGTCACCACGACCTCGAGGTCTTGGGTTGGGCCCGCCGCTTGTTCGTCATTGAAGCACCTCGGGATGCGTTGCACCGGTGGCAGGCCGGTACGAGCTCTCCGACCCATAGCTCCGGTGCCGGCGCTTCAGCCAGGGGCGGCACATGGTCCGCGGTCGTCGCTGGGCGTTCCCTGCACCACACGCAGGTCGGGTTTCCGGCGAGTAGGCGTTCTC